ACCGCTAATAAAAACATTGCCGATGTTGATGTTGGCTACAATTAAATTTCCACTAACAGTTAAATTTTGTAGTATACCAACATTAGTGATATTAGGTTGATTGGCTGTTTGTATAGTACCGTATAGGCCATTAGCATATACGTTGCGCCATTGGTTGGTGATTGTACCAATGTCATAACTTATGTTAGCACCAGTATATACATGGCCGTTTCCAGCTAGGATGTTGCCGTTTACATGAAGAGCTTGTTGCGGGATGTCTGTGTTAATACCAATACGATAATTAACTACGTCCCAGTATTGTAGGGTCAGCCCGGAAGAGGTCAGGCTAAGGTCTGTGCCTTGACGGTCTAGATTAGCTAGTAGAGAATACCCCGGAACGCGACTGATTGCCATTAATAATTATCCAACCTTTATACTATTTATCTGGATAATTAAGCGATGTTTGAAACTGTGCTTGCGAACCCGCTTATGATTGTAATAGCCGCACCATTGTTTGGTGCTGAACTAAAAAAGATATTTCCTGTGCCATTAAACGTATAGTTTGTTACAGGTATTTGGTATACAGTACCTGCATGCACTAATACTTTATTTTCATCGCCTGATGTAAAATTTGTGCTCAGTGGCCAAAATTGCGTTGCTACTCCGTTGCCTGTAAAGTTATCTCTAGCAATTGTAACATTACCTTCACGTGCAATAGCATTCCAACTTGGCGTGCCTGTCATGTTAGCCCAAAATTCTAATTTACTTGTCGTTGTGTTCCATCGCACTTGCGCATTAGCAGGATTACTAGGACCAATACTACTAGTACCAGTAGGTACACCTAGAGCATAGGCTGCACCGCTGAACACTGTGTTTTTTACCATACGTCCCATGTTAAATTCCTACGTAGTTTACAGTGGCCGCAATACTTCCGCCTGCATTGGCTATAATACAATCGCCATTGGCTAAAACTAATTTTTCGCGGTCAATTACAAATGTGTCTGCGGCTGCAATTTGTACTTCTCTGTACACCAGATTAGCTGTTGCGCTAAATGCAGATCCTGCGCTTTGCACCCAGACGTTTAGGTTAGCTGCAGACGCATTATAATTGCAGAAATACATAGTCGAAATAACAGTATTGCCGGTGCTTGCATAGATGTTGCTGGTTGCAAGTGTAAGTGTTGTACTAATTAATGCCATTTAAATAAATCCTATAAGAATAATGAAAAGCCGAATGCTCTTCGTTTTGTAACTAATTCTTCATTAGCTGATACATCACCAGTTACATATAAACCTGTTTGTCCTGCACCTTCTTCGGCAGCGTTGACTACAATACCGCCAACAGCGGCGGTATAGGTAACATTAGCATACTTCATATTAAATGCGCCTTGCACTGTAACATATGAAGTTGCACCCACGTTAGCATAAATTGTGTAACCATTAACATTTAGATTAGCACCCAATACCGGTGCTTTGTCATCAAATAATGCCGTTAAACCAGTGCTTGAAGTTGATAATGTAGTATATTGAGTACCGTCGCCTGGACTACCAGGTGTTACACCACTAATCTGCCAAATTTTACTAGTTTCGTTCCAACGTAGTTGAACATTACCGCCAGGCGCTGTGCCGCGGGCAATTTCAATACCCGATGTAGTTCCTAAAGAACTAACACCGTTACCAGTTTCACCTGCATTAAGTGTAATAATGTTATCTGTAATAACCTGTGTGTTACTGCTAATAGCAGTGATGTTACCACGAACAGTGAGGTTACCTGTTACAAATAAATGATCAGTATCTAAGGTAATATTAGAACTCGCACTGTTTTTGAACGGTGTTTGAATTACTAAATTACCATTATATTTCTTTACGCTAGCCATTGTTTAATCCAGTTTCTATTATTTATCATCAAAGCAAGAGATAAAAAAAATAGCACCCTAAGGTGCTATTTTAACACAACTAAAATTAGTTGTTAGATATTGTTACACTTGTGTTTAGTACTGGAGTTGTGATATTCCATTGAACATGTGTATTTGCAGAAAACTCTGTACCTGTGTCTGGTGTTAGATACGCTGTTTCACCGAATAGTTTGTATACATAGTATGTGCCACCTGCGCTGTCAGTAGCACCGATGTAACCTTGACCTGCTGTTGGGCTACTGTTGTCTACTAGAGCAACTACACCTGTACCTTGTGCATTAGCCACTTTATAGCGTTTGCTACCTGTTTGTTTAGTGATATCACTAGCAACTGCTGAACTACCGCCGTCTGCTGCAGATAGGTATGCTGTCATACTAATAGCATTAGCTGTTACACCTGTGCCGTATAATCTTGCATTACCAAATGCCGGTGAAGCGTTAGCACCAGTGATTGACATTGTTGGAGGTGATGTATAGCCTGTACCTGCTGTAGTTACAGTATAAGCAATAACGTTACCGTTAGCACTTAGAGTAACTGTACCTTGTGCTGTTGTACCACCTGTGATTTGTGGTGCTGAAAAAGTAACTGCGGCATTAGCTGAAAAATAGCCTCCACCAACGTGGTATACGTTAGCGTATAATACACCTTCACCACCTACACCACCTGAATTACGATTACCAAAATAAACTGATTTTACTGGACGTCCCATTTGTTTTCTCCTTAAAATATTTGGCGTTCTAGGCCTACGCGGTGGGGACCGCATAAGTTCTTATGAACAAATATATTTATCTAAATTTGACTTTTGGCTGTAAAGATAGTATAATTGCTGTTCATTTTGTATAGGAGTAAGACTATGGCAAAGTTTTATAAGCATAACATTATAGGAAAATACAAGGCTGTAAAGCCTGTGTTTAAAGGTGGTATTACTAACTATGCTAGTATTGATAGTACACGTAAATGGGTAGAATATACATTAGATATTTTAGATATAAACAATTTAATTTTAGTAGAGCAAGATTGGGACGTAAAAATGGACTTGCGTTACTGTTTAACTAAAGCAGAAAGCAAAAAGGAGTGGCATCAAAAGCATCCAAATTTTGATAGTAAGCGTGCTAGATTGTTATACGATACTGTTAAGCACTTGCCTCGCAAAGAAGCGCAGAATAGTAAAAATGATTTAAACGACAAGTACTATTACTAGCCAACAAAAAAGCCCCTTGCGGGGCTTTTTCTAATCGTACCTTTAAGGTTTTAATCTTATTGGAATGATAGGTTAGAAACACCAATACTTTCTAAGTAGTCAGCTGCATTACCTAGAGATGAAGCAGTGTTTGTAAGTTCAGCATAACCATAACGTGTCATGAAACCTACTACTGGTTCAAATGTATTTGGATCTAATACAACACCGCTAGACATTAGAGGCACGTATGGGCAATAGAACGCAGCTGCATCAGCTTCGCTAGAACCTTTGTAACCTACTAATACTGAAGTACCTGTACCAGCATAGCTGTTTACATAGATCTTCATAGCATTGTTTAATGTACCAACTAGTTTTGTGTTAGTCGGAGCTTCAAAAGTACCTTCTGTTGTACGTGCAAAAGCTGAAGTAGTTGCAGATTGCAATACTGTTAAAGCTTCTGGACTTACAACTGCCCAGTTAGCTGCACCACGACGTGTACGTTGAGCGATCAAGTTAGCTGCGCGGTTAATTAAAACAGCAAGAGCAGCGTGCTCGTCACCTACGAATGTAGCAGTACCAGATACTGTAGCTTGGTTGTAGTTGTATGTGTTACCAGAAAGAGCAGCTAAACTAGCTAAAATTTCTTGGTCAATTTCAACTGTGATTTCTTGTGCCAATGCAGCCATAATTTCAGCTTCAACATCTAAACCGTGCATAGATTGTGCATCTTGCGCAGCTTCAAATGTCCAACGTGCAGACAATTTACGTGTTTTTGCTTCAACTACTTGTTTCAAGATTTGAACGTTAATACGGTTACCCGGAGTACCTTCTAGTGTGCTTGTTGAAGCAGCTTTACCAGCAGTTGTACCAGAGTATGCAGTAGCGATCTTGAATGGACTTAATGCCTCGTCACCACCTACTGTGCTGTCGCCTGATGTAGCTGTAACTTGATCAGCATAACGTACACGTAGAGTGTGAATTTGAGCCACTGGGCCAGTCATTGGTTGTACACCAACGATTTCGTTCGCAATAACTGTCGGCATTACACGACGGATTACTGGAAGAATAACGCGGTTTAATGTAGCTACGTTACCAACAGCAGTAGCGCCACTGGTTGCAGTTTCCATCAAGTGTTTCTTAGTATTTTCTAAAATTACTGCCATTGTGGTTCTTTTAGAACCTTGTAGACCTTCTAACAGGGCGTCTTTGGTCTCGTTCCAACGGCCTTCTAATAGTTGGGTTGTCATTTCTTATTTTTCCTTAAAAAAAGTTTACTACTATTTTAGCCCTGCTAAACGTTTGATATCGACGACATTGTCATCGTTCTCAATTACGTCAATTTTAGCAGATTTATCACCTGTCACTTCTTTACGACTTTCAGCAATCATCACTTTATCGGCTTTGACTGTTGGTGCGTTGTTTAGAACTGCTGGTAGATATTTATCGTATGCAGCTTGTAGTCTTTCTGTCTGCACACTCTCAAGAAGACTGATCATTACTTCAGCTTTCTCTTTGTTTAATGGTTTTAATAACTCGTTCATTTTCTCTTTACGAGAAATGCTTTCGTTAATAACTCGAACTTCACGGTTCTTAGTTTCAACTAATGCTTCTTTTTCTGCAATAACTTGTTTGCTTTCTGCTAATTGTTTTTCTTTCTTAGCAAGAGTAGCTTGAAGTTTAGCGAATTCTTTGTTCTCATTTAAATGAGTTACAGCAAATTCAGCTGCGTATGCTTCAAATAAGCGACGACCAAACATGTTCTCACGAGCAGTTTGAATATCTTCTTTTAGTTGAGCTAATTCAGACCCTAGGTTTTGTGCTACTGCTTCTTTAACAAGACCCGCACTGCGTTTTACGAATGCACTTTGTAGTTCAGCTAGTTTTGATTTAGCTTCAGCAACAAGTTTAACTTTCGTTTCAACTACAGCTTGTTTGTCTTGCTCAAACTCTTTAATTTCTTCAGCCAACGCATGGATAACAAATTTTTCTAACTTAGCTACTGCTTCGTTTTGAACTTTTTTATCTGTACGTAGTTCTTGAATTTCTTCAGCTAATTTAGTAACCATAAAGTTATTAAATTTGCCTGAGCTTTCAACCATATGACGTTTAAATTTCACACGGTCTTCTGCTAGAGCTTGTTTCTCACTGGCGAACTCTTTAAGTTCAGCAGTAAGACTTTCAGTAACCATCTTGTCTAGAGCTTCAACCATTACTTGTTTGTCGTGACTATAGCGTGTCGCAAATTCTTCACGCAATTCAGCGCGAATAGTTTCACGAGCTTCATTAATTTGGCTAGCCCAAGCTTCTGTAATAGCAGTTTGGGTTGTTTCATTAATGATACCAGAATCTAACAATGGTTTGATAGCGTCTAACATTCTGATCTCCTATTTTAATTTTAAATCTTTGATTAGGCTTAATACGCCTTCTCTTAGATATTTCTGTACTTTTTGATCTGCACTGGCTTCTTTTGCCATTTCGAATACCTTGGCGCCACCACGCATATTCATCAGTCCTTCGTAAATCGCTGTTGGATATGCATTAGGAGCACTAGGTTGTGCAACTACATCTACAGTGACTATTTCAAAGTCACTGACTTTACCGTCACCCTCATTCACGTTTCCGCTACCACGAGAGCTAACGCCAAGTTTTACACCCGATTCCAACATAGTCTGAACTAACTGACCCATTGGAGTAGGTAAAATCTTTAATTTGCCAAAGCCATTAGGACCATCCATCCACATATCTGTAATCATGTGGCTTACACGGTCTAAGTTAATTTTCAAATCATCAGGGTGATCTACTTCGCCTAAAACGCTGTAGCCACCCTTGATTTGTTCATTTAACGTAGAAACGGCTTTCTCAATTTCATTTACAGGGTACACACGCTCATTGTGATTACGTACACCACCTTGAATGAATATACCTTTCATATAACATGACTTGCCTTTGCCATCAGGAGCACTTTCAGTTAAGAACTCTATTCTAGCTGCATCGTATGTTAAGTTTTCTTTAAGGTATAAAGCCATTATCTTTTCCTAATTACTTACGTAGTGGGCTTTGTTTGTTAACAGCAACACTACCATCATTACCAGCTAGCTTACCTTCAGAACCTGTAGAAGCTTCTTTAGTTTTAAATGCTGTTTTACCTGCATTAGCACCTGGTTTGTTTTGTGGGTTAGATACTAATGTACCTTTTGGTCTTTCAGTTGATGAAGGACGGTTACCGTTTTGATCTTGGTTACCACCTTTAGAAGTTACCGCTGTACCGCCCATGTCGTTTTTACCGGCTACTGTTGATTTAGAATTAACTGCTACACTTTTACCTGTACCAACTGCTGCACCTTCGGAGTTAGCAGGAGCTGCAACTTTTTCTACATACTCACGTACAATAGATTCGTCAACTTCTTCGTCATCTTCTTCATCATCTTCTTCAGATTCGTAAAATTCTTCTGGATTAGCTTCATCAGCGCCAACTTCATCGGCACCAAATTCATCAGCATGGTCTTCTTCACCAGCTTCGCCGGCCATTAGTGCATCAAATTCAGCTTTAAGTTCGTCAAGTGCGTCTTCTAGATCAACTACGCGATCTTCGATTTCTGCTTCACCTTGTTCTTCAGCGCCAAATTCGTCGCCTTCTTCAGAATCAAACTCTTCTTCAGCGCCAAATTCTTCTTCTTCAGAAATGCCTTCTTCGTCTAAAGATACTTCGTCAACTAGGTCTTCAACTTCGTTGCCGCCAATTGTTTCTTCTAAGTCTTCTTCTGCTACTAAGCTCTCATAGATGTCGCGTGATTTCTCTACAACGATCTGATGGAATAATTCACGAGCTTTGTCATTTTCATCATTAATGATGAACTCAACTAATTGTTCGTATTTGTTCATTTATGAACTCCTTGTGATAATATAAGTTTCGAAACTTACATCGGTGTGATGTATTATGTGTATATATTTACAAAATTTATTAAAAAGTGGGGTTATATGTGTGTTTTTTGAGCCAAAAGGTGGGATAATTACATGCCGCCGGTGTCTGCTGGCGCTGCTTTGTATTGTTGTTGTACAGAGTCAATCTTCTTTTCGTGTTCTAATTTACGAATATCATTCATAATACGTAGACGATTTAGCTGTTTTAGAGTTAATTTGGTCTTGCGGAGGTCGCGGAGTTTGACGGCAGTGTTGTCGTCCTTTTCTGTTTCATAACCTGCAGGAGTAGGTTCAAATATTTCTAATAGGTTCATAAAGTTATTTACCAAATTCTTATAAACCTGCTCCGGGCTGTGCAG